GCGTCGCGTTCTGCTCGCCATCCGGTGGGGAGCCAAGGTACTTGGTATCCGTGGTGGTAGGGTCCGATCGGTGTGGTGTCGCTGTTTGGCAGGGTGGTCTCGAATTCGATTCCGAAGGCGATCTCGTTTGCGTTCATCTGTGTTTCTCCGTTTGGGTTGGGTGGTTGTGTCGTTTGCGATCGCCATTGCGTTCGCGTGTGACACATGAAGCCCTGCGGTTCGAAACACATCCAGCCGAGAAAGCATGTTTTTCTCGGTCTTTTCGCATGTTTTTCGACACCCCCACAAACGCCACGGTTGGGGCCGGTTCGTGCGAGAAATCATCTTGGTCAAGGGTTCGCATGTCCCAGAGAAACGCGCCGGTGGGGCCCGTGTTGGCCACAGTTCGCGACCTCTACGGAAGGAGACTGGTATGAGTAACGGAAAGAGTCCGATCGACCCGAATCGCCTAACAGTCGAACAAGCAGCCAAGCTGCTCTCGGCAGCTGCCAAGATCCGAGTGTCGACGGAACAAATCATGGAGGACCTCGAGGCGGGAGCGCCTCGCAATGCAGAAGGGACCATCAACCTGATGCATTACGCAGCATGGATGGTCAAGGAGATGGGACGTGGCAACTGACCCAAGGAAGCTGAGACCCAGCGATTTGTGCCGTTTACTAAACTCGACGCCGCTGGGAGAAGTCATCAACGAACGACAACTGCATCGCCATCGCACGCGCGCCGGCATGCGTATTGGTGATGCTCGATTCGTTGATCTATTGCGCTATGTCGCTTGGCTCATCGAGATTCGACACGCACCTCGCGAGGAACCCGAGGGCGATCCATATGAGAAGCTGAAAGAGCGTGCACGAGCGAGAAACGTTGCTATCGCAATCGCTGGCCGTGACATTGGAGAGTTACCACCCGTTGCTGATCCGCAGCGCAAGGCTCGCGCTGCAAGAGATTTTCGGTTCTTCTGCGAGTCGTATTTTCCTTTGACGTTTCATCTCAATTGGTCCGACGACCATCTCAAGGTGATCAATCGCATCGAGCAAGCCGTCATGCGCGGCGGTCTATTCTCGATGGCAATGCCTCGCGGTTCAGGCAAAACAACGATCTGCGAGTGCGCGTGCATCTGGGCTGCGCTCAATGGTCACCGAGAGTTCGTGTGCCTCATCGGTAGCGATGAAGGCCATGCAATGGATATGCTCGACTCGATCAAGATGGAACTCGATGGCAACGAACTCTTACTTGCCGACTATCCCGAGGCGGTGTTTCCGATTCAAGCTCTGGACGGTATCGCCAATAGGTGCAATGGACAGCTTTATCAAGGTGAACGCACTCACATCGGCTGGACCGCACGTGAGATTGTGTTGCCGACCATGCCTGGAAGTGTCGCGAGTGGTGCGATCGTAAAGGTGGCTGGGATCACGGGTCGCATCCGTGGGATGAAATACAAACGTGCGGACGGGCGAACCGTTCGGCCAACGTTGGTTGTGATCGACGACCCTCAAACCGATGAATCAGCCCGGTCTCTTTCCCAGTGCGCCACGCGTGAGAGCATCCTAGCGGGTGCGATTCTTGGTCTTGCCGGCCCTGGTAAGAAGATCTCAGGCATCATGCCGTGCACGGTCATTCGTCCTGGTGATATGGCCGACAACATCCTCTCGCGTGACAAGCACCCCGAATGGAATGGCGAAAGAACGCGAATGGTTTATTCGTTCCCCAGCGATGAAAAGCTTTGGATGCGATACGGTGAACTGCGTGCGGAGAGCCTTCGCATGCATGGCGACACACGATTGGCGACCGCTTTCTATTCGTCCAATCGAGCAGCGATGGATGAAGGGGCACAGATCGCGTGGCCTGAGCGATTCAATCACGATGAGCTTTCAGCCATCCAGCACGCGATGAACCTCAAACTACAGGATGAAGCAGCGTTCTTCGCCGAGTACCAGAACGAGCCGCTTCCGGAGGTCAAGGCCAGCGATAACGAACTGACGACCGATCAAATAGCTGGCAAGCTTAATCGTATCGACCGGCAGTTAGTTCCCATTGGTGCCAACCGCCTGACGATGTTTATCGATGTGCAAGCGACATTGCTGTTCTACTCTGTGATTGCCTGGGAGGACGACTTTACCGGGTACTTGGTGGACTACGGCACTTATCCTGACCAGAAACGACCGTACTTCACGCTGCGCGACGCTCGAGCAACGCTGGCTGTTGCTACCAAGGCGGGAGGTCTTGAAGGTTGTATCTACGCCGGCCTCGAGCGACTGACGACAGATCGCCTGACTCGCGAATGGAGGCGTGATGATGGTGCCATGCTGCGGATCGAGAAGTGCTTGATCGACGCCAATTGGGGCTCGTCAACCGACGTTGTCTACCAGTTCTGTCGGCAAAGCCAGCTCGCCGGAATTATCATGCCGAGCCACGGTCGCTTCGTGGGAGCTTCCAGTCAGCCCTTTTCAGAATACAAACGCAAGCCAGGTGATCGTGTCGGCCACAACTGGCGAATCCCGAACGTGCATGGTAAGCGTGCCGTTCGTCACGTTGTCTTCGACACGAACTTCTGGAAGACATTTATCCATGCTCGGTTAGCGGTCGCGATGGGGGATCGCGGATGCCTATCGCTCTTTGGAGACACTCCGGACACCCATCGACTCATTGCCGAACACTTGTCAGCCGAATATCGCGTTCGCACGGAAGGTCGCGGGCGGATCGTCGACGAATGGAAACAGCGACCCGAGCGAGGTGATAACCATTGGTTTGATTGCATGGTCGGCTGTGCGGTTGCTGCATCCATGCAAGGCGTCTCTTTGCCCGGTGCGGAGAACACGATCGCCAAAAAGCAAGGTCGTGTGAGTTTTGCTGAGCTTCAAAGGAAACGAGGCAGATGAACAACGACTCCGTAGCACCCATAAAGAAAGGGATCGTCTGCCCAAAATGCGGTTGCCGTCATTTCATCACGACGCACACGGAACCATTGCGTGATGGGAGAATCCGGCGCAGAAAACGCTGCCGCAATTGCGATCGAAAGGTCATCACTCACGAGGTTCCCGAGAAATAGATTGCTACATCTAGCAATGCTGCACGGAAACATTTCGTGACGCGCGCACTCCACATGCTCTTTGGCATAGGTAATCGAGGAGGAGCCACTCCGGTCCGAGTATGTCTACTCATCGCCGGGTTTCGCTCGACCGGACTCCTCTTTCACCCGGAAACCAAAGACGCATGTCTACCGACCTAGAACAAACCATCACTCAAAACGCGCAAGGTCCTGCCAAAGCGTCTGGCGATGCCGGCAGTGTGGAACAGCACAAGCTGACCGACCAAATCGAAGCTGATCGCTACCTAGCCTCAAAACAAGCCGCAAAATCGAAGCGTCGTGGCTTGGTCTTCAACAAGATTGTTCCACCGGGGGCCGAGTAACCGTGTTGTCCTGGATTTCCAATTGGTGGTCGTCGAAAGCAGTGCGGGCATCCCAGCCAAGCACGGTTCGCGTCTTGCGCGCTCGCTACGACGCTGCGGTGACCACCGACGATAATCGTCGCCATTGGGCCAATGCCGATGGGCTCTCGCCCAACGCATCCAATAGTGCTTCGGTTCGCAGAATCCTTCGAAACCGTGCTCGGTATGAAACGGCCAACAACTCGTATGCCCGCGGGATCGTCCTGACCCTCGCGCATGACGTCGTCGGTACCGGCCCCCGGTTGCAAATGCTCACTGGCGACTCTGAAGCCAACCGTCGCATCGAACAGGCCTTTATGCATTGGGCCCGCTCGGTGCATCTTGCTGAGAAACTCCGCACGATGCGGATGGCTCGCGCCACGGATGGCGAATCTTTCGCAGTCCTCACGAACAATCCTCGACTCAATACGGAGGTCCAGCTTGACCTCCGCCTTATCGAGGCCGACCAAGTCACGACGCCCGATCTCGACAGACTTTCCACGATCGCCGTGGATGGGATCGTATTCGATGGCTCCGGAAACCCCATCGAATACCACGTTCTCCGCAATCACCCAGGCGATAGCTTCTACTCGGCTCGCAGCGACTACGAACGGATCCCCGCTTCGAGTGTTCTGCATTGGTTCCGAGCCGATCGCCCAGGTCAAACCCGTGGCATTCCGGACATCATGCCGGCACTTCCCCTGTTTGCACAACTTCGCCGATTCACTTTGGCAGTACTCGCTGCCGCAGAGACCGCAGCCGACTTCGCAGGGATCCTCTATACCGACGCACCCGCCAACGGTGAAGCCGATGCCGCAGAACCGTTCGAACCGATCGAGCTTGAAAAGCGAGCCTTGGTTACGATGCCAGGCGGTTGGAAGATGGCTCAGATGCAAGCCGAGCAACCATCGACGACTTATGGTGAGTTCAAACATGAGTTGCTCAATGAAATCGCTCGCTGTTTGAACATGCCGTTCAACGTCGCAGCCGGCAATAGCTCGGGCTACAACTATGCCTCAGGTCGGCTTGATCATCAAACCTATTACAAGGCAATTCGGGTCGAACAGTCGCACTTGGAACGATCGGTTCTCGATCGCATTCTCGCTGCTTGGCTCGATGAAGCCGCTCTCTTGCCTGGCTTGCTTCCAACGGGGCTTGGTCCCTTCGCTCATTGGCCACATCAATGGTTCTGGGATGGGCACGAACACGTCGATCCGGCCAAGGAAGCCTCTGCACAAGCTACTCGTTTAGCCAGTCACACCACAACGCTCGCGGATGAATACGCCAAGCGAGGACAAGACTGGGAAACACAACTTCGCCAACGGGCGAAGGAAATCGCACTCATGTCGGAGCTTGGTCTAGCTACCGAGACGGTTACTCCCACCACCAATCAGGAAAACACCGATGTCCAAGACGAGGAAGTCCCAGCCGATGACGCTTAAGCCCCAACCAACCCAAAGCCAACTGAGTATTTCGGCAACTGCGGTGATCGACATCGATGCCTCTGCCGATGGTTCCACCCCGGCAGCGCTGCCCAAGTTCCGCATGGTCGCCTACACCGGTGGCCCAATGCGTGTATCGGGTTGGCGTTACCCCGTGATCATCGATCTGGCTGGTATGTCTATCCCCTCGCAAGCCAGGCCGATTCGCTTTGGGCACGATCCCCTCTCGGGTGTCGGGCACACCGATGCGATCCGAGTCGAAAGCGGCCAGCTGATCGCCACGGGCGTAGTTTCGCGGGATACCCCCGCAGCACGCGAGGTAGTGATCAGTTCCAAGAACGGATTTCCCTGGCAAGCCTCGGTGGGTGCTGGCGTAGATGAATTCGAGTTCGTCAAAGAAGGTCAAAAGGTAACCGTCAACGGAACGCAATACAGCGGACCAGTGAACGTCGTCCGAAAGTCCTCCCTTGGTGAAATCAGCTTTGTAGACCTTGGTGCCGACGGAGCAACCAGCGCGAGTGTCGCAGCTCAGGCATCTTCAAACTCTGGAGAACCAAACATGGACGATCCGCAAACCCCAGTTCAAGACGATGCGAACCCAACTCCGACCACGCCCGCTGTTCCCACGCAATCAACACCGGAACCCGTGACGACGCAAACGGAAGTGGCTGCGGCTATTGAAGCCATGCGAACGGCGCATGCAACCGAGCTTGAACGGATCGCTGCGATTCGCCGAATCTTTAACGGTGTATTGCCTCAACTCGAAGCTCGCGCAATCCGAGAGGGTTGGAACGCGGAAAAGGCTGAGCTCGAGAAGATTCGGGCTTTGCGTCCAGCCGTTCCCGCGATCCAAGTTCAGCAAAACACCATCAACGCTCCAGTCTTGGAAGCAGCTTGTTACCTCGCGGCCAATCTCTCGAATGTCGAGGAGATTGCCGATGAACAATCGCTTGATTTGGCAGCCAGAAAATTCCGTGGTGGGATTCATTTGCAGGAACTGTTGCTCGAGGCAGCCTGGGCGAACGGTTACTCGGGACGAAACTTCCGAGACCATCGCGCCGTGATGCGAGCGGCTTTTGGTCACTCCATCGAAGCCAGCTCGGTGAGCAACATCGACATCGGCGGTATTCTCTCGAATGTCGCTAACAAGTTCCTCCTGGATGGTTTCTTCAGCGTCGAACGAACCTGGCGCAACATCTGTGCGGTGCGTAACGTTTCGGACTTTAAGACCGTGACCAGTTACCGGCTGATCGGGAAAGACCAATACGAATTGGTCGCTCCGGGTGGTGAACTCAAACATGGAACCCTTGGCAACGAGAGTTACACCAACCGAGCCGACACCTATGGCTTGATGATGGCCGTCGACCGACGCGACATCATCAACGATGACCTGGGAGCGATTACCACGGTTCCAAGGAAGCTTGGTCGTGGCTCGGGCCTGAAGATCAACGATGTCTTCTGGTCGGTCTTCATGAACAACGCCGCATTCTTTACCGCAGGAAATAAGAACTTCCTGACCGGTACCGATACGGTGCTGTCCATTGATGGACTCACGAAGGCAGAGGTCGCTTACTACGACCTAGTCGATTCCGACGGCAAACCGATCGGAACGATGCCTGCGGTGATCTTGGTTCCCACGGCTCTCTCAGCGATTGGAACCCAGCTCTACAAGTCTCTCGAGATGCGTGACAACACGGCCAGCGCACGTACCCCCATCTCAAACCCGCACGTCGGTAAGTTCCGCGTGGAGGTGAGTCGTTATCTGGCCAACACCAACTACACCGGAAACTCGGCCAAGGCTTGGTACCTGATGACCGATCCGAACGATCTGCCTTTGATCGAGGTCGCGTTCCTCAACGGCCAAGAAGCACCGACCATCGAAACCGCCGACGCGGACTTCAACGTCCTGGGTGTTCAGATGCGTGGTTACCACGACTTCGGTGTCGCGCTTCAAGATCCGCGTGCAGCCATCAAGTGCAAGGGTGAGGCATAAGCCTCGCCCAGCACATTGTTCCTTCGCTCATTCAATTCATCTACTGAGGTTTAGAAAACCATGCCACAAGCAACATTCATTCAGGAAGGTCATTACATCGATCACACCCCCGCAAGTGCACTGGCATCTGGCGATGTGGTCGTCCAAGGAGATCTGGTCGGAGTTACGGTGCGTCCTCTTGCAGCTGGTGAGCTTGGCTCACTGGCAGTCGATGGGATCTGCGACTTCAACAAGAGCACGGGGGTCGCGTTCACCGTCGGCACCATCCTGTATTGGGATAACACGAACAAGGTTGTCACTTCCACGGCGGCTGGAAACAAGTCTATCGGCAAGGTGGTTCGTGCAGCCGCCTTGGCGGACACAACGGTTCGAATGCGGCTCAGCCAGTAACAGTCGCATTCACATCGATTCACTTGCCTCAAGCGTTTCTAAGTAAGCAGGAAACAATATGAAAACCAAAGGTTTGTTGATGGTTCTTCTGGTCGCCGTGGGAATCGCCACGGTGTCCTTTGCCCAGGAAAAGATTTGCATCGATGGAAAATGCCAAGCCGCACCCGCGGTTGGAGGCACCATTGTCCTAGATCCACTGAGGGAGGAATTGACCCTGGTGGATCAAACCCCGAGAGTCGCGGCAGACGGTGTCGATGGAGACCGGTTTGATCAGGTCATCCGCGCCACGGTACGCATCACGGTCAGTGGCGTGTGCGGCAGCGGAACGGTCGTAGGTCGCACCTCGGAAGGTAATGCGATCGTTCTGACCAACGCTCACGTTGCTGGGACAACGCGTGGACGAACCGTCAACGTCGAGCGATGGAATACGAATGGATCCAGCGAGAAAGGAACCGGGACGATCATCTCTTCCGGGTATGGGCGAGGTACCAGCGTTGACTTCGCTCTACTCAAGTGCAATCCACAGTTCGCCAAGGATGTCGAGCCGATTCCCTTGGCCGATCGCTATCCGAGCAATCAATCGTCAGTAACCACCTTCGGCTGCCCACGATGCGAGTGGCCAAGTCTGCAAGTCTTAAGGCTCAATCGTAAAGAAGGCCAGATCCTTTCCTGGAAGCCTGAGGCGATCGGAGGGCGAAGCGGATCGAGTCTGATCGATTACACCGACGATGGTCCGCGAGTTGTTGGCCTGCTCACCTGGGCTGGCGGTGGCGAGGGACTCGGACAATCGACGCCGTTCTTGCTCAGTGCGATGCGAGGCAAGTTGCCAACCACACTCGAAGGCCTACCCGCCGGCACTCGCGAGGTGAGCTGCCAAACCGATGAAACCGAGATGATCGCTCAGGTTCCATCGACAACACAAGGTGAGCCTTTGCGGTGGCCTCTGGGTTTGCTCGCTCAAGCGCAAGTGCAAGATGACGTGATCGATTCCATTGTCGATCGACCACGAATCAAGCCCGCTCCTCTGGAGCCGGACGATTCCGGTCTACTCCGAGATCGCTTACCCATTGGTCCGCAGTGGACTCCAACCGGTTTGGTCGCCACGTCGGCTGCATCGAGCATTCTATTACTTCTGGGACTGCAGTACGGCCTACCGCTGGTGCTGCAAGCCATCCGAAACGCGAGGAAGTCTCGTGGAAACACACTGCTCAATGATGACCAGTTCAAGCAGTTGCTCGATCAATACCAGCAGCTCTTGAAGCTTCTGGAACAAACCGGCAAGGTCCCCCCGGACATCAAGACCTAAGCGGAGCATTGCCATGGCCGACATGCTTCGCGCAGGCCAAGAGTGGCTCGCCAATCAGCTCAAGACCCATGCCTCGAGCACCGTGGTCTATGTGAGGGGAGCCAATCAAAGAAGCGTTTCGGCCACCATCGGTCGAACGCTACTCAAACTCGAGGACGGCTACGGTGGCGTTCACATGCAGTGGACTGACCGAGATTTTTTGATTCAACCTGCCGACTTGGTGATCGCCGGCTCGCAGGTACTGCCGGAACGTGGCGACACGATCCGCGAAACCCAAAACGGCAACGTCTACATCTACGAGGTGATGGCTCCCGGAAGTGAACCTCACTGGAGATGGTCTGACCCCCATCGCAAGCTCCTTCGAATTCATACCAAACAGATCGGAATCGAGTGATGCCCGCAAGTATCGTCGCCATCGCAGATGCAGTGACCGCAGAGCTGAACGGAAACTCGTTCAGCCAGTCGTTCATCGCACAGCGGCTTTACCTGCCAGTCTTCGATCTGCAATCGATGTCCGAATTGAAGGTAACTGTTGTTCCCAAAGCGATCACCAGTCAATCGCTGGATCGATCGCGAGACAGTTTCGACTACCAGATCGATGTTGCGATTCAAAAGAAGGTCGCCAACGAGATCGCAACCATCGATGCATTGATGCTCTTGGCCGAAGAGATCGGGGATTACTTTCGAACCAATCCGCTCGCGAGCTACCCAGGTGCTCGATGCATGAACGTCGAAAACACACCGGTCTACGCGCTGGATCATTTGCAGGAATTGCGTCAATTCACGAGCGTCTTGACTCTCACCTTTCGCCTTTGGAGATAGCCGATGACTACCGGTGATGTTGGCCCATACCGCATGCAGTTCACCAATTCTCGGGGAGTCACGCGCGACATCCCTGGACTGGATGACCTGGACGATATGTTCAAGGTCAAATCAATCCAGAAAAAGTTCCGCGATTCGTGGACTCGTCCACTGACCGATCTTTGGGAGTTGATCGCCAGCGGGGGTTCAACAGCGAACGTATCGGCCGGAGTCTTGACCATCGCTTCGGGAACGACCGCAGGTGGATTCGTCGAACTGCTATCGCGTGAAACATTCACGATTCCATTCCGAGCGATGATCGCTGTGCAGTCGGGTGCAACTAGACAAGCCAACACGCACCATATTATCGAAGCCGTTTCGGTGGATCCTGCCACGGGCATTCCGGATGGAAAACACAGCTTGAACATCGACATCGGTGGTGCAGCCAACACGACCGTGACCAACATGGTCTACAGCGTGCAAAATGGTGGCTTGGTCCCTATTGCTTCGGCAGCGTCCGCCATCGTATCCACCGCGACCTACTCGATTCTCGAACTCGAGCCGTTCTCGGACGAATGCTATTTCCACTCTCGAGCGATGGACTCCACAAACGGTCGATCGAACTCGTATGTCCGTCATCAGCAGATTCCGGACCCGACGGCGCTCTACAAGATCCGAATCCGCTCGATGAATCACCAAGCATTCCGAGCTGTGACAGGTGCCGTTGCTGGACCTGGCAACGTCATTCGCCTCACGTCGACTGCCCATGGATACACAGGGACTCCGACGATTTGGGTGGAGTATCTCAATGGTGTAACCAACAATGGAGCTGCGATTCGTGGCAATTATTCCGCAACGGTCATCGATGCCAATACCCTGGATCTGACAGGATCTGTTTTCGGTGGTGCCTACGTCGCCGGTTCAGGCCAAATCGCTCTAGCAGCCGCACCAGCAGCCAACATCAACCTCCAATCCCAGTTCATCAACTGCCAAGACTACGCAGAGCTGACCGCCGAGATCACGGCAGGCCGAGGGCAAACGGTCGTCGGACAAGGCTTGGGAGTGATCCTCACCGGAGCCACTGCGACCACAACCAACATCGGAACGGTGACGGCCAACGTCGCCGGCCAAGCGGCCCACGATGCGGTCGTCGCTGGCAGTCCAGTTCGCGTGGCCGGTCGCGCCTTGACGGCTGCGTATGCCAGCGTCGCCTCCGGAGACGTTGCTGATCTAGTCACGACCCTGCAAGGCGTACTCGTCACTCGGCCCTGGCAGATCCCCGAACTCGAATGGTCGTATGTCTCGGTCGCAGGCGGCGTTATCAACACGACCGATGTCGCACTCGTTGCCGCAGCAGGTGCAGGACTTCGCCGCTACATCTGCTCGATGCAGCTCTCGAACAACTCAGCGGTCGCCACCGAAATCGTGCTCAAGGATGGTGCCACGATCATTTGGCGAGGTCATTTGCCAGCCAATGCCCCGATGGCTGAGATCATCTTCGAGAACCCTCTCAGGACGACTGCTGCGACTGCGATGAACTTCGCGTGCATCACCACCGGTGCTGCGGTCTACGTCAACGCACAAGGATTCACGGCACCCTAAAGCATGATCAAAGCCAAAGTCACCACGAAAAACTCATTCGACAAGGTCAAAGCCAAGGCCCAGCAAGGCAACTTCAAAAGCCTGGGGCATGCGGCTGCGTCGATTCGATTGGTCGCTCGGCGTTCGATCCGGCGTCGTAAGTCGGCCGCAATGCCG